GGCAGACTGCCTGTCAGTAACCAATACGTCCTCAGACGGTACGCCTTTAGTAGTATCAGCAGACCAGCATTTAGGGGGATTGTTCTGTCCCGCCACGTACTGTCCTTCGTAGTAAGTCCTTGATATAGGTGAGGTTTTTACAATAACAGCTTTGAGGCTACGTTCTTCCAACTCAGCTATTTCGTTACCGTTTACCACCTTACGAAAGACACCACCACGGATACTCAAACGGCGCATACCACCAGAGTTTGCTACGTTTTCCGGTTCTAACTGCGCCAGCAACTCCTTATAGTCATCCGGCATGTTTTCGAACAGAGTGATTTGCGTACTCATATATCTTCGTCCTCGTTAAAATCTAGTTCTAATTGTTCTGTGATACCCTCGTCCTCGGAGTCAAAAAGTTCTTCCTCAAAGGACTGGACAATATCGTTTATGTGTGTTGGCATTTCTTCCTGCGGTACAGGCTCTTGCTTTAATCCCGCAACTACACTAGGGATATTAAAACGGTAGGTACTGCCAACCTTGATATAGCCAGTCTTGGCTATGTAGCCTTTCTGCACCCAAGTGCGCACGGTACTTACCTTTACCGATAGATACTTGGCTAGTTCGTCTATCGGGACATAGGTGTCGCTCATTTCTTTCTCCTTACGGTTACGGTGTATTCGCTATCGACATTCAATCCGGGCGGTAGCAAATCTGGGTTTTCCTCAAGGAACAGACGCATATTGCCTTGATGGATACGTTTCTCCATTAGGTCTACCGCGTCATGTTCGATAATAAACTTACCCATAGCCTCCCAATCGCCCGTCCAGTATTTAGTTTTGGTAGAGCGATAAAAGGTACCATGTTCGGTGCGCACTGATTCCACATTGTTTTCTTTGCAATGTGCTAGTAACGCGTCGTTTACTACCTTGAGTTTAGTATCTAGTTCGGCCAACTTAGCATTTAACTCGTTGGTCAACTGTGCTTTTTTGTCACGTATTTTTAAGTATACAGCGACAATGCGGTTAAGGTCTGCTTTTACATCAGACATTTCATCATCCTCCGGGCTTATTATGTTTTGTGTAATATAGTGCAGTATTATTTATAATTCAAGTACATCGTTATATAAATCTATCATTTTTGTATGTACATCTATTCTGTCGTCCAGAAGGCTATAGATTCGCTTCTCAACGCCGGAACCTTGTAATTGCACCACGGTACAGGGGTGCTTCTGACCTGACCTGTGAACACGTGCATTCGCTTGTGCGTAAGTCTCTAGTGAGGATACCGGCCCCCACCATACAATCGTATTTGCCGCTGTTAGTGTTACCCCATGAGCCGCCGCTTGTGGTTGTATAATCAGGACTCGCGGGTCTTGTTCTTCTTGGAATCGTTTGAATATCTCGGTACGTTTTTGTGCAGACACATCTCCACGAATCACATCACTCGTGATCCCATCGCTAGTTAATTTTTCTTTAAGTAAATCAATGACATGCTTGAACGGCACAAAAATAAGAATTTTCTGGCTGGACTCGTCTATGACTTCCCGCAGTACCTTGTAGCGGTTCTTGATGTCAAACTCTACCGTCTCTCCGGTGTCGGTGTAGACAGCACCACAAGATATTTGTAGCAACTTGTTCATAACAACAGCGGCGTTAGCTGCCGTTATCTGTTCTCCCGCAGCTACGGAAATCATCTCTTTCTTTAACTCGTTGTAGTATTTCTTTTGCTGGGCGGTAAGTTCTACCTCACGCTTGGCATAGGTCATCTCCGGTAGGTCGAGGCATTGCTCCTTGGTAAAACGTATCGCTGGCTGTAGCGCATTAAACACAACTTCTATGGCGGTTGGTTTCGGCACCCATTTGAATTGGGTAACCTTGTACATCACCATCTCTCGGAACGCCCCGAAAAATCTAGGTACAGCTTTGGGGTTTACAAGTTTGGCTAACCCGTACGCGTCTACGGGGGATTGAGCCGCCGGTGTACCGGTCATCATCCAGAGCCAGATGTTGGGGTTTGTATTGAGAATATAATTAAGTATCTTCCAGCGTTTCGATTGCGCGTTTTTATAGTGGGTAGCTTCGTCAACAATGATAAGGTCGAACCCGCCGTTTGCTATCTCGTCCTTCACTATCTCCACACCATCGTAGTTTATGATTACGTATTCTGCGCTTCCGTTTATTATCTCTTGGCGTTTAGTCCGTGAACCATACGCTATGTCTACGGTACGGTGCATGGCAAAGTTAAACAGGTCAGCCCTCCATGCGGAATCCATAATCGACAACGGGCAGATAATCAAGACTCGGTTTACTTTACCTTCGTTCAGCAGGAAGTCAGATGCCCAGATAGCAGAACCCGTTTTCCCAGTTCCCTGCTCGTTGAAGCAGAAAGCCCGTGGATTCATAGTAAGGAAAGACGCGGTTGTTCTTTGATGGTCGAACGGTGCGTACCTTCCGGGCCAAGCGTATTTACCCAGTATTGGCGAGGGTACGTTGCGTATATTCAGGTTGTTTAGAACGCGGGACTCGTCTATACCCCACTTAACTAAAACATTGTTGTCGCCTAAATACTTACTGTTGGGTATAGCCATCGTTATTTTTTGTGGGTCACGAACCCGCAGGAGTAACCCCCTGTTGTCTACTACTCTCATCATTCTACCTTTTGGTTAGGATTTCTTCTTTTTACTACGTTCGCGTTTGCTAGTTTCTGAAACTAATTTGCCTTGCGAATCTCTACGGAAAGAACGGTTACTAGACTTGCTTTGTATCTTTACACCGTCAGCGTTCTTACCGCCGTTGCTCAATGCTTTCTTGTGTGACACATCCTTGCCTTCGCGTTTGTCAGCTTTACCGTTTTTGTTCCGGTCTACGCCATCCTTATCTATAGCGCGTCTAGCACGTTGGCGCTCCATACGGTCTGGATGTTCACCACGTTCTTTCTGCTGTTGGTATTCTTTTTTGTATGGTCTGGGTTTGTTTTTGTACGGCATTATGCCCTCCATTACTCAAAAAAATCTCTTGAGTCATTTATGTAATCTTCACGCTTCTTATAGGTTTTGTCTACCTTTGCGGGGGCGTAGTACAACTCGGCAAAAGTCACATAATCTACAGGTTCTTTATATTCTTTGAACGTATTTCTGTAAGTCACAACCCGCTTGGGTATTGAAAGATTAGTTTCTATAAACTCATTACCGTGGTCAGTTACTATCCAGTTCCCAGTCTTTTGTTTGTTTTGTGAAACTAAACCCCAAAACTTCATCTTTTGAAAATTGTTACGTTGGTTATATTCAAGTTCAAGGTCTTTCAGGTGAGCGTCTCCACCGGCATCGTATAATCTTTTTAATGCTTTTACTAAATGATGGTTGAGTACAAACGTATAATCAACCATCCTAGCCCCACAATTTGAACAAATATCGTCTCTATCTTCGTCTTGACCGTCGTAATAAGTCATTTTTGTTACCTCTTGCCGTTATGTGGACACTCCAACACAATGCAATGAGCGCGGCAAAGCCCCGTGGGGCGTGGATTCCATACATCATTCTCGTAGGATTTCTCCATCTTGCCGTACTCCATTAGCCATTTCTGCCAAAGTGCCGGTTCTTGTTGTACTTCGTATGTTTCTTTTATAAACGCGTTACAGACGACAAACAATAGGCCGCCTTTTACTGTGTGTATTTCTGGAAAGTGTTTGAATATAGCCAACGCCATAAGTTCAAGCTGTCCCTTGTCTGCATACTTCGCAGACTTGCCGGTCTTGTAGTCAATCACCCTAGCTATACCGGATTCTCTGTCCAGTATGGCTAAGTCAACGACACCCCTAAACCAAACATTACTATCAAAGAAACCACATGGATCGAGGTTAGCTGTAAGCCCCATTTTGTGTTCACACAGTTTCTCACCTTTCATGCCTTTGAGCCGGTTCAATGCGCTCTCGGCATACTCAAAGCGTGGGTCTAAGTTATCAACGACGCCTTTAACATATTCTTCGGCAGCTTTGTGAAACTCGTTTCCATAAAGTATCGCTTCGGTTTCAAAATTTTCTTCGTAATCTTTCGCAACTTTTAAGTGGTAGTATTTCTTCGGGCATTGGTCAAACGTCTTTATGCTACTGAAAGACCAAGCTGGTTTTGTCGTGATACCCATTTCTTACAATTCCCGTAGTCCTTACCAACTTCCACGTCACCACGAACGGGGAGTCCTTTAGCCCATTCTGGTACGTACGCCATGCACTCGCTAACGTAGCTTGCGGCTTCGTCAACCTCGGAGTCATTGACACAGCATACCACAGAATCATGTACTGTAAGTGCTATAGGGTATCTTTTAGATATACGCAACATCTGCTCTGCCATCACGCAACGGGCTATGGCTTGACACACATTCTCTATAACCTTGCCACCATATATCTTCACTCGGCCTAGACGGGTCTTGTAAGTAAACTGAAGTCCCTTTTCTTCTTCCTCCCCTTTCAAGTCCTCGTACCGCATGAGTAGGCCAGATGGTAACTTTATAGCAACGTGTTCGTGTAACACCTTTAACACGCCCGGCCTGCCAAACGCTAAACTTTCACCCATATCCATACCGACAAGAGAAGCCTGTGCATCACGCCATAACTGAGTAATCTGACCGTTGGCCTCGCGGTATACTCGGATGATACGGCGACATTCTTCTTCGTCCACATCTACACCAAACGTCTTTAGCTGGTCGCGGAATCGTGCCGCACCCATACCGTATCCTGCACCTAGAATAGTAGTCTTACCAATGAAGCGTTCGCTGTCGGTAACAAGTTCTTCTTTCTTGTTGTATATAATAGAAGCCATCTTCTTATACACATCTTCGCCTTTCTCAAACGACTTCACTAGGTTGTTCTGCTCGGCTAACCACGCTAGGACACGCGCTTCAATCTGCGCTGAGTCTGATTCAATTAAAGTATATCCTTCGGGCGCGACTATGCAGGATTTGAGTACCTTCGCGTTCTCACCACGGGAGGGTAAGTTCTGTAGATTCACCTTGTCCGCACCACCCCACCGTCCGGTATGAGCCGCGTAGTAACGGATAGGCACAGGTAGTTTGCCACGAATAGCTATGTCTATAAATCTTTCAGTACGCGTTTCCTCAAGTGTACTTTTTAATCCTATGCGAGCCGCGACTAAAGCCTGTACTTTCGGGTTCTCGTGCTCTTGTAGTTCCTTGAACGCTTCGTCATTCTTGGCTAGGGCGTACGTTTCCTTACCAGTGCGCAATGATACTTTGGTCGGGGGTTCTACCCCCAGTGTGCGGAGGGCTTCGGCAAACTTAGGGTTAGACATAAGTTCGTCTTTCGTAATATGACATTCTTCCAGCAGTCGGTCTTTTGCGGATTTAAGTGTATAGAGGTGTTCGTTTAATTTAATTAAGTCAAGCTCAAGCTGCGGATTAGTGTACATCTTCAACGTCATATCTATGACTTTGACTTCTTTCATTGGGAATCCGTTGTTCATAAATATGTTGAACAATCGGTGAGTAAGTTCGACATCGTTGACACAGTAGTCACCGTATCGGGCAAGTTCTTCGGGGGAGAAATCGGCACGGCGTTTCCCCAACGCATTTATTACCTCGTTGCCTTTTTCACCCACCCCATATATCTCGCTAACTTTACGCAGAGATGCAGACACTTCGACACCATGCGCCCCCCTAGCCATACACATAGTATCAAGCCATAACTTAGGACGTATGCCAAAAAGCCAACTGAGAATAGCACCATCGAACATAGTGTTATGAGCCAGTACCGCAGACTCCGCCCAATCGTAGTTATTATGTAAATAAGTTTTGATAGCATTGAAGTCTCCACTGAGCCATATAGATTCTCCATCGTTTAGTTTGACACCCACACCTATTACTTCAAACCTAGGACTACGTATGTATTCCTCTGTTGTTATCTTCGACAAACTAAAATCTTTATCGTAATACGTTTCAAAATCTATTGTTATTATGTTCATTTACTCTCCCGCTTATCGGTAAAAAACATGGTTATTTACCTGTGTTGTTATGTTCATCGGTAAACTCCATGCCGGATTTACCCACGTTGTGTGGTAGTGTGTTGCGCCGTTAGTCGGGTCTGACAACCAGCCCATGTACACTGTGCTTGCGTATATAAACGCGTTGCCCCACGCCTCATGGTTCGCGACTACTTCGGGTTTACCATCACACCAGAAACTAAACTGGCACTGATGCCTTAGAGGAACGTGTTTCCAGTACCGCCCCTGTTTAACTACCGCACATACGGAATCGGGGTAGCTATCGCTTTCTACG